GATGAACCAACACCAAAATACCCTACCATACTTCCAACATCTTTCTTTTCCGTCTTAGAAGTAAATACGTTCTTTAAATTATCTAGTAATGTTGCCATTAACTAATCCTCCAATTAACCTCGCCTTTAGACCTACTTAATTCGGTTAAACCCCATACTAAAGCATCTAGTCTGTCAGGGGAAGGTTTTGTTTCTCCAGTATAAGAACACATCTGTGATTCTAATTCTCCAAAATAACCAACATGGTGTACTTTTTTTTGTTCATATAAGGCTGCTATTGGTTCTGCTCGTGTCATTTTACCTCTTGTTGCTCTTACTGACCTATATGGAATATTTAGATCAATACTTCTCAATAATCTTTCAACTAAATCTCCACCATTATTTACTTCTGCAACAATTCTATCAGCCGACCAATCATAAAAACAATTTATAGCCTTTCTTCCCCATTGATCAGGTGTATATTTACCAGATACATCTTCTAAAACATAATATCTTTGATTGTAATCTTTACCTACAACAACAATACCTGTTTCATCTGAATCTACATTTGCTGTTACAGCAGGGTCTATAGCTACAATAATTTGTTGTAACTCTCTTTCTTCATTTTCACTTAACCTTGACTCTTCTATCATTCTGTTTGACCACAATGCCCCTTCAAAATCTTCAATAATTTCTGCATATAATTCTTGTCTCCCTAATGTTGTTCCTTCATATCTTTCCTTCAACATAGTTAATGCTGTGTCAGCTAAGTTTTCTTCATTTTCAAAAGTGTTGCCTGTAGTTACTTGAACATCCTCTCTTTCCATTAAATCTTTAATTAGTTTTGTAGGCTTTGGTGTTGTTGTTATTACACATTGAGGATTATCACCCAATCTTAAGCCGAATGTTAATTGGTCAAATGCTTGTGGATATTTCCATGCCGCAAGTTCGTCTGCCCATGCTCTATGAAACTGCGGTCCCCTTAACCTTTCAGGCTCTGATGCGGCGTACCCTATAATTTTTGAACCGTTATGTAATCTTATTTCTAAAACACTAGATGAATAACCTTTTGTATCTGGACTTTTTAAATAACATTCTTTAGGTATTATAGAAAGCAAACCGCTAGGTCCTCCAAAACATACCCTTTTTAAATCTCCAAAGGTAGGCGCTATAACTGCACAATAAGTATTTGCATTTCTTAAAGCATATAACGCTATATCTTGCGCACCTGTTCTTGTTTTCCCCCATCCACGACCTGCTAATATAAGCCATATATTATGATCCTTTTTAGGCTGTATCTGTTTAGGTCTAGCAGTTTTTAACCAATCAGTGTATAGGTTTACTGTTGCTCTCTCTGGTGTCGGCAACTGAGTCAAGTAATTCCATAACTTCTCGGAATGCTTCGTCTTGGATGTTTGCATTTAAATTTACATTTTCTGTTGTTTCACCTAAAGCTAATTTAGCTATTTTTTGTGCCGCTAAAGCTGTATTAGCTAAAGCGTGTAATTGTGAAGGAATTAGTTCTTTTTTATTCTGATTTATATTTATATTATTTTTTTTTTATATTTTGTCCAACAGTTGCAATTAGAGCCTTAGCAATGTTTAGACTATTTATATCAAACTTCTTAGATTCTTCTGTAAGTGTTTTTGTTCTTTCTGCATCAAGTTCGGCTAAATAACTTTGTTGAAATCTTTCTTTTTCTACTTTCCAATTTTCTTGTTGTGCAACTCTATAAAGTGTTGATTTTGCTACGTTGAATCTTTTATGTAATTGATCTAATGTGAATGTTTTCCTTTTTCCATCTTCTTCATCTAAGCCTTGCACATATAAGTTACGGATTTCTATTTTTATATCATGTGTAAGTTTATTATTAGATTTATTTTTACTCATAAATTCTCAAATTTTCTCAGAACTATAATCCAAATAATTCCAAATTGGAAATAAAAAAACTAGACACTAGAGATATTTAATCGTTGAAATTGACTTTATTCCAGTCTGTAACATTATTTTTCTTAAAAGGTAAAAACCTATGTTCATTAAAATTATATTGAAAACTTGCTTCACCTATTTTGCCATATAAGTCTTGTTCCCTTATCTTCCTTGTAATTACATTGGTTGTACTTGTGTCAAAGTCTCTATGTACTGTTAAAACTGCGTCAGCCATATTATGCCAATGAGCCGCACCACTTATATCATAAGCTGAAGGTGCTCCATAATTACCATCTGTTCCTTTTTGTAGCTTTGTGGGGTGTGCAACTATCCATGTAACAATTTCATATATACGACTAAATCTTTTACATAATGATATAAAGTCTCTTATATGTTCATCTTCTCTTACATTACCTGTCCTTTTTGCGCTAACTTCATTAAATGGGTCTATAACTAAGCCATTTATACCATGTTTGAAAATGCTACTTTTTGTTATTGATAATATGTGATCAATACTTGGTACATGGTCTTTTGTTTCTATAAAGAAAAAATGATTATGAACAAATTGTATTGCTTTATCTAATTCTTCACTTGTCATTCTGTTATTAAAACCTTCATCAAAACTCTTTCTTATATACATTTGTGCCATTCTTCTGATATGAAACTTTGTGCTATGTTCTGGAGAAAATATTGCAAATTTCCATCCATGATTTTCTGCAATTGTTATTAAGATTTGATCTAAAAATAAAGATTTTCCATGATTCGGTATGCCTGTTATTGTATGAAATGTTCCAGTCATAATTTTATATATATCATCTAATCCATCTATACCTATTTGTATAGGCTTTTCATAATTGCCATTATATAAATCATGAATTTCTCCATAATAATCATTTGCTGAATATAATCCATCAACAGGATATGGCTCTGCATTATCTAGAATTTCTTTTAACTTATTTTCTCCATGCTTCATAAGAACATCATTAGCATCCTTACAATCATTAGGTAAACGAACAAACCAAGATATATCTTTGCCAAATCTATGTAAAAGTTCCTTATGTAAGGCTCTTCCTGCGCTATCTGTATCTGTGAATATAATTATCTTTGTAGCTTGCAAAGGGCAATTTTGTAATGCCTTAAACCTTGCATCATTTTCATTAAATTTTGCTTCCTTAGGTGCTCCATTTGGTAAAGTTGTTGCATCATAACCAACCATTTCACAAGATAATACATCCATTTCACCCTCTACAAATACTATAGATTTTTTGTTATGAATATTGTTGTAATTATAAAGTATTTGCTTTGCGCCTTTAGTTTGTTTAAACCCTTTATCTGCGGTTCTATATTTAATATTTTCCAGTTCATTATTTTCATTGAAATATTGAAAACCAAACCATCCTTTTTCATCAAATATTTTATATTTATCAATTACTGTTTTAGAAATGCCTCGGTTTTTAAAAAAAACATACATTTTGTCTGAACTATTTTCTATTGGCTTTATTGGTTTTGTATAAGTTTTTTTAGGTAAAGAAAATGGAGTTATACCTTTTTCAAAATAACTACCTCTCCACTCACAATGATGACAAAACCAGACTGTGCCTTCAGAGTTTATTGTTACAGTAAGTGGATTGTCTCTAGGGTTATGTGGTGGTTGACACTCTGGACATTTGATTTTTTGTGACCCATGATCTTGTGTTTTTAATCTTATTCCATATTCCTCTGGTCTTTTATTCATTACTTACTCCTTTTTTACAATCTTTTATTAATTTTTTTACATCATAAAAAAACTCAGGCGGTCTTTCTCTTTCAAGTTGTAATTCATCTAAAGTTTTACGAAAAGCTCTTATCATGTGTATTAAATCCATTTCTAAAATGTCTATAAATTCGTTTTTTGAATCTGAAAAATAAATGTAATCAGTTACTTCTTCATTATTCATATCATATGGAATTTTCCTATCTTCAATTATGGATTGTAATGCTATTAATTTTTTTACTTTCATTTTTACCCCGCTAAATTATTAATTTTTGATTCTTTAATACCTATAATCCAACCAGTTTCATCTGTTTCAAAATAATCTAACCATCTTTCTCCATTAAGCCATGAACTAGCATGAGGTATATATTTTTCTTCCGTGTTTTTACTTTGTAATGCAAATTGTTCTGCACCATAAATTATTTTTTTATAATGTTTTTCATCATATTTATTAAATACTTTGGCTGCATTTTTTTTGTTTATTTTTCTTGGATATATTTTCCAAAATATCTGAAAGGATTCACTATATATATTTTTTGTATTTGTTTTAGTATTGATAGTTTCTTGAGACCCTAGGTTAGGTTGATCTAAGACCCTAGGTTGTTTAAGACCCCCCCCTATATGTAAATGATATCTGTTACTAGTATTACCACCATTTGTTAAGTATCTGTGTTC